GTTGGAGGTGTTAAGTCAGGTACAGCCGCGCTTGAGTATATGCACGCTATTGGCGCTCGTGTCAAGATGATGCGGATGGCTCACAAAGGAATGAATAAAAAAGCTTATGACTTTTTCGAGTTGTATGGTTTTGATAAAAATACGGCTGACGCAATTGCAGAAAACATTATCGAGTTTGGTTCAAAAGACTTCAACGCCCCTTTGTTAAACCTAGACAATTGGAGAGATGGCTTAGGCCACCGCTGGAGCATTGGTGTACGTAGGCAGTCTTACGAGATAGTCCAACGTAGCAACTTTGGTGACAATATTGGTTTTACAGCCGACGGCAGAATGGCAACAGATACTCTTCTTGGTTCTTTGGCTGTGTCGCTTAAAAGTTATATGCTAGTGGCTTACAACAAACAACTTAGTACTGGACTAATTAACATTAACAAAGGTGGTAAACATCGTATGGATACTCTAGGTAACTGGGGCTATCAAACAGCGTTTACGGCGTTAAGTTACACTGCCAAACAGTACTCATTGTATTGGAATGACCCAGAGAAGCTTAGAGAAAACCTAACTCCTGAGCGTATTGCTGCCAACACATTCTCAATGACAACATTTGCCTCGTTTATACCTGGTGTTGTTGACCTTGGGGCTAAAGCAATTACTGATGAGCCTATCTTTAACACGTATAGTCGTGATCAAGATGCAATGACTATTGCGCCACTAGAATATATAAACGACACGGTTCAAGGGGCTGTTACAGTTGGTCAGCTAGTCTCTCCGTGGGGCACTGCCTCAGAACACGAACTACGTAAAGCACTTGGTGTATTACCATTAGGCAACGCAATTGGTGTTAAATCAGTAACAAGCGAACTAGCAGAAATATTTGCAGAGGATTAATATGAGTACTAAAGACAAGGCGTCCTTGGCTCAGTTAAACTCACTTCATGGTATGGTGGCACAACAGCTTGCCTCCAACCTTGAAGACCCTAAGATACTGGCTCATGCCATTAAGTTTCTTAAGGACAACGATATTACAGCCGACATTGTCGAGTCTGAATCGTTAATGAGCCTAACTGATTCCATCAGGAAGATTGCCACAGAGTCGAAAGGCGAAGCAAGTTTTAGCGTAGAAGATATGCTTGAGAAGGCTTCAATCGCTCACTGAGAGCTTTTTATGAGCCTACCTACCCTACCCTACCTTAAGGGTACTAAAAGGGCGTGTAGGCTCTCTAAAGAGCTTTAAAACATAAAGGAGAATTATGGATAACAACGAAATTCAGTCAGCTATCAAGGACTTTAAAGTGTTCTTGAGGATGACTTGGAAACATCTACGACTACCACCACCAACAAGGATGCAGTACTACATTGCTGACTACTTGCAGGAAGGCCACAAGCGTTCCCAGCTAGAAGCTTTGCGGGGTATTGGTAAGACGTGGATTACAGGGGCGTATGTAGCATGGAGGTTGCTACGTAACCCTAATGAAAAGATATTGATTGTGTCACAGTCTGGTAGCCACTCAGACAACATCTCAATCTTTATCCGAAAGCTGATTGATACAATGGATATCCTGGCTCATTTACAGCCGAGATCCGATCAGCGCAGCTCTGTAGTAGCTTTTGACGTTAACGGATGCAATGTATCTGTTCAACCATCTGTAAAAGCGTTAGGCATTACCTCTCAGTTACAGGGAAATCGAGCTTCATTGCTCATCTCTGACGACGTTGAGGGACAGCAAAACTCCGCTACGGAGAAGAGACGGCAGGATTTGTTACAACAAGTAGCAGAATATGAGGCTATTCTACAGACAACAGATGACGCCCAGATTCTAGTGCTAGGTACACCCCAGACTTCTGAGTCTATTTACACCCGATTGCGGGATAAAGGGTATGTAACTCGCATCTATCCTGCACGATATCCTGATAATAATACCAATTATCAAGGCTGCTTGGCTGATTATTTGATACAGGATATAGCCAAAACTCCCAGTTTAATCGGTACGCCTACGGACGAACGGTTTACTGAGGAAGACTTGTACCAGCGTGAGCTGAGTTATGGTCGTAGTGGCTTTAAATTACAGTTTATGCTCGATACCACCTTGAGTGATGCTGAGAAGTATCCGCTGAAGACTAGGGATTTGATCGTTGCTGATCTTGATGCGTCACAAGCGCCTACAAGATTGGTGTGGTCAGCCAATAGTGCTCAGTCGATTACTGATCTTCCTAACGTAGGGTTTACTGGGGACACCCTCCAGCGCCCAATATCGCAGGAAGCTTACGGCAATTACGAAGGATCGGTCTTGGCTATTGACCCTAGTGGTCGTGGTCAGGATGAGATGGGATGGGCTGTGGTCAACCACCTACTAGGAAAAGTATTCGTGCCTGCATTTGGTGGTATGCAAGGAGGCTATGTAGAAGAAAACCTAGTGAAGCTCGCGGAGATAGCTAAGGAGTATAAGGTAAACAAGATCGTTACAGAGAGCAACTTTGGCGATGGTATGTTTAACAACCTCCTGATGCCTGTGCTAAACGCTATCTACCCCGTAGCTGTTGAGGAGATCAGAAACAACGTTCAAAAAGAGAAACGTGTGATCGACTCACTTGAGCCGTTAATGAACCAGCATCGATTGGTTATTGACTATACGGCTCTGCGAAAAGACATCGAGTTCGGTCTTCAAGAACCCAAGAGTATTTACTACTCAATGGTCTATCAAATGACCCATATCACTAAAGAACGTGGTGCTTTGGTTCACGATGACCGACTCGATGCCTTGACGCTTGGTGTTCAGTTCTGGAATGAGTACGGTATCCTTAAGCAAAACTCTGACAATGCGCTTGAGGGCTACAAGAAAAAGATGGTTCAGGACGAGCTGACTCGTAGGGCTAATATCTTTAGGAGTTTGAACCATAAGAAATCGTCTTCAAAGCAGTCACTGCAACGGTTACGGGCATATTCGTAGTAGTTACTTCAAAAGAAAAGACATTCTAGGGGCAGGAAGATATAACTCCTATAAGATATCTTTAAGATTCTTTAGGATACTTAAGGACTCTTTAGTAGCTGCTATTATTATTACTACAATATTATAAAAAAAAATAGAGACTCTTACGGCCTCTTAAGTCGATGTTAGGTTTCCTGTGGGTCTTGGGTCTGTGTTCAGGATCGAGGAGTAATCCACAGGAGCCTAACGGTAGTGGGGCGATTCCAAAAAATATTAAAAAAATGTCAGGGGGTATCATGCATATCTAGGCCGCGATTGTCCCCCGATGCCCCTCCAAAAGTACTACAGAAAACCGACAGAATCAGACAGAATAGCTACAGAAACCAATGAAACCCTAGCCGATTGAATACTTTTATATTCTTTTGGCCTCGTTTAAGGGTTTCTTTTTTTTCAAAGTAACACCTAACGCATCCATTGTAATACCGTAGTATACCAATCGCAGCCTTTGTAATACTTTGCTGCTAATCGCTTGGTTCTGTAATACTCATGGGTTACACTTGGTAAATGTAGCCTCTAAGTAGTACATAATCGATGGCCTAAAAATTCCGCTATATATAGGGCAAATCGAACGGGGTGCCGTAGGGGTTGCAAGGTGCCGACGGCTTGGGGGGTGTCAATTTTTTGACAGTAGGTGTCGGTTTTTTGACAGTAGGTGTCGGTTTTTTGACACCCTAAACTAATACCTAAGTAAGCAGCTAGGTAGCAAATGTAGTACTAACCAGGTAATAATCGTAGTTGGCACGGTCGTTGCTTATGGTTCATTGTCAACCCGAAACGATCAAAATCAAGTTGGCACGGTAGTTGCTTAGGTAGTGTGTCAGGCAAAAAAGCTTGCAACAGTCAAAACGTATACCTAGTGTGTGTGTAATGACGCCAAGGTAACCATTCGGAAATTGTGTTTTTTTAAAGGTGAACGACAATGAAACTGCTAACGTCCATGTCAACCAAAATTGACAAGTCTCAAAACGACGAATATTTGAATGCTATTCTGTATCTCGAACCTACGTATAACGACAAGGTGTGTATTGCAAAATCGGCGGGTTGCTCGGCGTCATGTCTCGTTAATAGTGGTCGAATGATCATGCAAAATGCGGTAGATGCACGGTATAAACGAACAAATTTTCTTTTCGCAAATCGCGATGCTTTTATGACACAATTGCAAGCGGAAATTTGGGTTTTACGAAGAAAGGCTGCGAAACAGGGGAAAAAGCTTGCAATGCGATTAAATGGCACTAGTGACCTTGATTGGTCGCAGATGTACGGGTTATTTCCCGACGTGCAATTTTACGAATACACAAAACGACCCGACTTAGCGCTAAAAATGGCAAAATTCGAGAATGTACATTTTACCTTTAGCTACACCGAGCGAACAAAAGATGAAACAATGCAAAAAATGCTCGACCGTGGGCACAATGTAGCGGTCGTTTTCAAGGATAAATTGCCCGCCACTTTCAAGGGTATACCCGTGATCGACGGCGACAAGCATGACCGACGCTTTGAGGATACCAAAGGGCGCATTGTCGGCCTAAAGCTTAAGGGGACTAAGGCTGTCAAGTCCATCGCCATTAGCACGGGTGTTGCAAACTGAAGAGGGGTATAATTGTGGTTACATTTGAGGGGGAAATTATGGACTATTATCAATCGGCGCATGACATGGAAATTTCAAG